GGATTACAATCCTGTTTTCCGGGAAGGAATACAGGGCCTTTTTCCCAGCAGAGAGAAGAACGCTTGTATCGAGTACGTAAGTGGTAAAGTTCATGTGTTATTCACTTAAACTAGAAGGGACCGGTGAAGGCCTTACCACTCTATTCTACCACAGAAGCGACTAAACGCAAAGAGGGCCTAGTTTCCTAGGCCCTTCCTCACTTGTTTTTACTTGTCGGCTCCAGCCAGATTCCCATCTCGTTGAAGATCAGGTTGCCAATCGCTTTGTAGGTGTTCAGAAGCTCCAGAGTGGCCATAGGATCGATTTTCAGAGCCTTTGCCAACTCCTGCCTCACCCGATCCTGAGAGACCTTCCTGAGGGCTTCTACGGCTTCTGGTTCGAACATGAAGTCATGGACCTCATCATCGAACATGAAGCCAAGCTGGACGTGGAACCTCAGCGCTCGGATGATCCGTAGACCGTCCTCGATGAGCCGTTCGGTTCCGCCAACACATTTGATAGTCGAGTAGTAGATGTCATCCACACCGTTGAAGGGATCGAGTGTCTTCCCCTTGGAGTCGATGGCTACGGCGTTCATGGTGAAGTCACGGCGCGAGAGGTCATCGTAGATGTCCCCCATCTCCACCACGTCAGGGTGCCGACCATCGGTGTAGTCGCGCTCCTTGCGGGTCAGGGTGAAGTCGAACGTGGTGTTGGACAGGTCGAAATTACCGAACTGGAACTTACCCTTGGGGGCACGCGCCCGGATAGTGTAGTAGCGTTCTGCCTCGGTGAAGATTTCAAAGTCTCGTTCCTTGAGGAAGTCACGCATGGAATCAAAGGAATCGGCTTCCACAGCAAAGTCGATGTCTTTGGATTTAGCATCCCGGTAGTGGTCCCGTACAGCACCTCCTACCATATATAGTGTTGCGTTCGTCATTTCGTCTCTTTCTGGGTTATTTACGAGTTTTCGGTGCCAGTGTGTCGATCATAGACCAATTTGTGGCGTTCGTCAATCGGGTTGCCGTCCATGAACGGAAGCAGGGCTGCTTCGAACTTGTTGAAGTGGTGGCCACAGAACAGGAGCGAGCCGCCATTCTTGAGCTTGTCCGACTCCTTCAGGTTCACCAGAACGTAGGCCGCTGCACTGCAACGGTCACATCGGTGGGAAGCGTTGAGGATGTTTGTCTTCTTGGTTTCAGCGGCCTTGGGAGGTGCTGGCTTTACGGAGAGGGTTGCTGTATCAGACATGACGTACTCCTTCTTGGTTGTAGTTACTATTTTACCACCAGTTGCAAGGAACCGGCCATGAGTTAAATTTACACTCACAGCCGGTCCTTGTCAACTAGAAGTTCCCCGGAGCCACTTGGAACACAGGAATCTTCAGTACATCACGCGTGAACTCCACAACTTGGTTGCGGTCGTCCAGCGCGAAGCGGACATCGTATTTGGGCGCGACATGCTTCCAGAACAGGTCGTGCTTGATCTTGTTGTCCTTCTCCTGCGAACCCTCAGGCCGCATGAAGATGTCATCGAACGGGATGTCGTGCCTCTTCAGCCACAGGATGGTATCTTCCTTGGAGACTTCGTCTCGTCCGGACATGATGACGATCTTGTAGCCAGCATCCCGCAGAGCGTTGACAACGTCGATGACGTGCTGGATGGGGTCATCCTCACCAACGCGGTGCCACTCGAACGGACCCCGGCCACAGCGCTTCATATCAGCGACAGTGCCGTCGATGTCCACCCACACAGCCTTGGGCAGGTCAGGGTTGGGCACGTATGCCTGCCCCTTTACACGGCCCTCTTCCAGAGTAGGCCAAGCTGGGAACTTGTCCTTCTGGAAGAACCGCTTGTAGTAGTCACGGATGACATCCTCGCCAACAACCCGGTCTCGGGCGGCATCTCGTGCGATAGCCTCTTCGAGGTCTACCCAGACATCGACATTCTTGACAGGGACACCCAGTTCTGCACCAAGCTCCAGCCAACCCTTGACGTTGGACGCACGCAGGTTGGTGTCATCGATGATGACCGACAGCTTCGCCTCGATGGCAGCACGAGTCTGCGCCTTCTGGAGAAGGGTGACGGTCTCTTCCTGATGCCGTGAGAGGCCATGGAACTTGTCAGCGATCATCTTGCGGATGTCGTCACGGTTGATTCGGACCCTCCAGTCGGGGTCCTCAGCTACCCACGCCTTGGCTAGGGTAGTCTTACCTGAAGCCTGTAGGCCTCGGGTAAGGATGATTACTTGTTCAGTCATCTGTTTCCTTTCTATAAAATCTGTCGTACCAGCCGATTTGGAACCTTGTCTTCCACCGGTCATCGATAGGAGGCTCTAGGCTTGCCGCAACCTCGTTTCGAATCTGATCTACTCTATCAGAGTTTTCCTCAACATCCAACCCATTATCCCATTTGATGTTTCGCATCCGGCTCTCTAACTCTACCCGGAATGCGTGGTCGATGTAGTGCAGAAGCAGGGTTGCCCACTCCTGTTCCTGTTCCGGGAGGGACTGGATATACTCGTGTCGCTCATGGAAAGGGTGAGTCCAGCCGAACTCCCAGATATCGTGTGGACGGGCCATTAGTTCGCGTTCTCGTCTTCGACGCGGAACAGCTTGTGTTCAGGTCGAACCTGCTTGTGCGCCCATTCTTCCACAGCCAGTACGTTGCCGTCAAGCATGGAGAACAGCGGACCCTTGATTTCCGGGTAATTTGCGACGATGAACCGCGCCACGTCACCGCGTGGGATTTCCTTGATGTCTTCAACCGTGCCGAGACCTACGCCGAAATGCAGGTTCGTAAGGGCAAAACAAAATTCTACGTCGCGGAACAGATCATCTGCTTCACGCGTGATCCGATCCACGACACCCTGTGCCCATGGCATAAGCTCATCGGGAAGGTCCGCCACGAACATATCCATGTCACGGTTCTCACCGATGGCCTCCCAAATCTTGCGCTCGGAGAGGCCGAAGATCGCGCCGTGAAGCTCCTTGTAGCGGTCACCCTTGAGCTTGAGGTGTCCACGGATTTCTCCAGCCTTGTCGAAGCTTCGGATGTCGAGGACATAGCCCTCTTCATCGTCAGGGATCGGCAGAGCAAGGGCCTCAGCGAAGGTCATCTCGTGACTGGCGAGGCCGTCGCCGTAGAGTACACCGAGGTTACGCTCTTCGATGAGGCCGGTATCGTTGTTGACGTTACCGAGCCTGATGTTCTTCTCCAGACCCTTGTAGTCGAGGACGATCCGGTTACCGGGGTAAACGATCTCGAAGATCATGGTGTGGTTCTTGTTTCGTGACATGTGGCGGATACGGAGCTTGTCGGCGTCGGAGAGCATGCTGGTAGCATGCGTAGCCTGCTCGGAGGCGAAGGAGCCACGTGTGGCGACACCGACGTGGTCGCCATAGGCGTAGGCGATACCGAGGGAACCGTCTTCTTTCTTGGAGACCCAGACCTTGTCGGAAAGGGCAACCTCAGGCGCTCCGGGCTGGCCGTAGTTGAAGAACTTGGACGGCCCACGAGCGATGACCTTGTCGTTTTCGTCAACGATGAGGCCACGGCATACGCGCTCTTCCCGAGTCCACTGGTTGGCGAACTGTGCGCGGTTGGTGTAGTTGTAGATACGGAGAGGCAGGACAGGGTGGACCTGTACAGCGATACGCTTGTCTGCGATGAGGGCATCCAGCGTGTCGAAGTCAACGAGGTCAGCGAGTTGAGTCATTTTCTTTTCCTTTACTTTGTCTTTTTCTTCCAGACACCCTTAGTGGTGTAGTCAGCACCAAGGGTCTTTTCGAGTGCGAGGTTGATTCCTGCGGCGAATGTGAGGCCTCCCCAGAGGACCAAGGCCAGTCCACCGAGTCCCGCCACATGGAGGCTTATCAATGCGGACGAAATCAGCAGTACGGGTAGCCAGAGCCACACCTGATTCGCGTTCTTGATGAGCCAGAAGAGGAACTTCTCGCGTTTCGATGTATTTTCCATGTCTGATCCTTGTCGTTCGTCGTTTTGGTCTTGAGACCACTCTACAGGATCAGATCGGGGGTTGTCAACTTACTCGAACCAGAGGACCAAAGCTTTTCTGAATTTGGCAAGAATCTCCTTCTCTTCATCGGAGTCTTCGGCTGAGTCGATAAGATCATCTTCATCCCATACCTCATCAGTATAGCCGGATTTGAACTCTTTGTCCACATACATAAAAGACGTGCCAGACAACGAGGTAAATTCCTCACTGTCTGACACGCCTTTTGCGGTCAGGATAGGGCCATTCTTCACTTCTGTGGGCAGGGACGACAAATGGGCAATTAGGTCTTGCACCGTTTCAAACTGATTCATTGTAGCACTTTCTAATAGGATTTGCTACAATAATCATATCATGGCGCGGAGTTACTCCGGATTGATACTCAGGGTGAAACGAGTCGTGGGACCTACAATACGTTCGATAGCCTCCAGAACTTCGTCAACAACCTCCTGATATTCAAGCTGAGCAAGCTCAAACTTGTCGTCGGGGTCTCCATCGAAGATGGAAGCGTCGTAAGAGAAGTTGATCTCCCCTACCATTGGCTGTTTACGCGGATCGATCACTTCTCTCCCTCCGCGAAGAAGCCGTGGCTCTTGCGCCACTCATCGAAGCTTGGCTGGTTCTCCGGTGTGAGGGAGTCGTATGCCTCTTCTACCTTTTTCTCGGCGTCAACCTCAAGGCCAGCGAGTTCACCGGCAATGGCGGCGTAACCGATGGCGTCAACGTAGGAATCCTCTGTGGGGGAGTTAATGGTTCGAGCCATCTTCAAGAGCAACATAAGCTCTGCCACCTTACGTGGCGTGAAGATGTCAGTCTCCATGTGCCCATTCCACAGGTTGGCGATGCGCTGGAAGTTCTTGACCGGAGGTCCATAGTCTTCCTGCCGCTGTCCTGTGATGAGGCTGGCCGCAGTCTGTGTAAGCTGTACGCGCTTTGGGTTTTCGTGTGGTTGTTCGGGGGTATGGTTTTCTCTGTCACTCATCCATCTATTCTACCAGAACACGCCGACTTTCGCAAACAGGCATTCTGTGGTAGAATGGAGGGATGACAGACACTACGAACGAACTATTCGATTATCATAGTCAGTGCCTAACGTGTAACCTCAGTACCGACCTCATCCACGAACTCCATGAGATGTTCCGTAAAGGTTCCCCGTACACCGAGATTTCCCGGTACTTGGCTTATACCCACAACATTACCATCTCATCAGATGCGTTGTCAAATCACATCAGATTCCACGCAAGGACACAAGTGACGGACCCCGAAGAAACATCGACACCAACCACTCTACTGGGTGTACCAGCACCTGTCAAGGCCCCTAAAGGATGGGAAGCAAAGGTAGAGATTGATGGCGACACCGGTACCGTTGTCACACCTCCGCAGGAGGATGACAAGATCACGGACTTCTCTGCGATCCTAGCCGAGATTGGAGACCTTGACGAGTTCGAGCCTATTGGTAATATCAAATTCTCCAAGTGGCAGGTCTATGACGGATCGTGGCGCACAGCTTACAAGCTGGACCTCGTCCGAAAGAACCCCAACACCTTCGATCTTCCAACTCTATATGCGGAAGTCAAGGATGTCAAGCCCCTAATTTCCACCATGGAGGTCAAGGCTCCAAAGTCCAACAACCGAACACTGGTTGTACCGTTCTCTGACCTTCAGGCAGGCAAGGTAGGCTCTCGCGGAGACTCCAAGGCCCTGATCGAGCGCGTCATGGAGAAGAAGGAACGCCTCCGCCAGTACATTGCAGAGCAGAATTGCTCAGAGGCTGTCTTCCTTGACGGCGGTGACGTGGTCGAGAGCTTCGAGAACACCGCTCAGCAGGGCTTCACCAACGATCTTAGCATCATGCAGCAGCTTGACCTAGCCGGTACGCTGGAGCAGGAGTTCATCACGCTTCTGGCCCAGACCCACGACAAGGTGACAGTCGGCGGCGTCCCGTCCAACCACTCAGCATGGCGAAACGGCAAGAACATCTTGGGCCGTCCGTCTGACGACTGGGGGCTGTTCCTCTTGAACCAGATTCAGAAGGCCTACAGGCTCGCTCCAAGCGATTTCGGGCACGTAGAGTTCCTCTACCCCGGAGACTGGGAGAAAGGCCTTTGTGTACCCGTTCAGGGGCTGGACATCGGCCTTGTACACGGCGAGGACTCCACGCTGGCACAGATGGAGAACTGGTGGGCCAAACAGGTCCACGGAAACTCCCCTATCGCTGACGCAGATATCCTCATCACGGCTCACTACCACACTCTGGGTCTCAAGCCTTCTGGCCGTAGCCGCAAGACTGGCAAGCAGAAGTACTGGATCGCCACTCCGACGCTTGACAACGGCTCCGACTGGTGGGCCAACAAGAGCGGTTCGGACTCCGACCCCGGTTTGATGGCCTTCGTCATTGACTCCGAGATCGGACTGGACCTACAGAGCTTCACGGTACTATAATGGGCACATGCCATAAGTGCGGACAAGAAACCCTCATTGAAGCTGTAGAAGTAGAAGTCTGTTCAGACGAAGACTGCGGATATGGGTTCAGGTACCGATAACTGAAACAGGTAAGGCCCCTACTTTCGTAGGGGCCTTACTTTGTTACGGGAACTTTGGTAGCACTACTCGGATGTTGGAGGTCATCATCCCCACACATCCTAGAGCCAAAGCACGGTCTCGGTCTGCAATAGAGCGAATCTCCCACATAATGACCTTCTTACCGACTGCATTGGCGCGAGCTACGATGTCTAATATGAATGCGTCAGAGGCAATGCGCTCCACTCCAATCATGTCTACGTTGGCCTGAGGGATCAGGGTGTCGAGGAAGTTGGTGTGGTTGGTGTCCTGTGACAGTACATAGCCCCATGTTCCCCATCCACGTGCCTTGGCGTTGCCCCATTGACCGGAGTTAATGGGTTGTTTCCAGATGACACGGGTAGGGTCTGAGACTTTGGACTGGATCAAAGGCATCAAAGTATCTAGCTGCCATGACCCGCCAATCTTAGGCTCTATGAAGAGTACATGAGAGTTTCCCAGCTTGTCAAGTACATCGGTGAGAAGAGGAATAGGCTGGTTGGGCTGGCTGGGGTAATCCGTGAAGGCCGCAGTATTTGATAGAGTATCAAGTTGGGCCTTGGTGGACGCCCCGATATTCATGTCCACACCGGTCATTCGGAGTGTGCTGGCGTCATGGTGGCAGACAATCTTTCCATCAGAGGTTATCAGGCAGGAAATTTCAATAGCCTTCATGCCCCAGTTGGCCGCAGACGTGTAGCTTCGCATGGTATGCTCAGGCCAGTTCGCCCCACCGCCTCGGTGTGCAATGTAGAACGGAGTGGTAGAGAGAAGATCGGAAATGTGCCAGTTGCCGTTGTACGGCTGTACAGTAGGCGTAGGTACCTCTGCGGTGCCGTTCCAATAAGTTGCCGTTACAGCCTGCTCCTGACCTCCTATGTAGAGGCGCAGAGGACCCATAGGGGCAGCAGGAGCCTGCGATGCCGGAATACCTATCTGGATTCCGTAGCCATTGGATGCCTGCGTGTTGGGGTAGACTACTGTTACGTCACCGGTAGTGCCAGCCGTAGGCATGTCCTTGTAGCCGACGAATGTAGTCTCAATGTAGGACCCACTCTGCCCGTAGTAGAACCATGGGGTAGTCCCAGAGACAGAGGTGTATGATACTTCCGCAGCAGTAGTGCGCTCTGTGGAGATAGTAAGTGCCATCATGCTACCGGTCGTAGCAATGGACGGGGCAATGTTGTTGAACGTACTGCCAGTGGCGCTACGGTTCATCCCGGTTCCGATGACCCAGCCAGTGTCTGCAACGCCTCGGAACCACATCAGGGAGACAGTCACAAGGGTGCCAGCAGTGACGTGAAGTGCGTAGGTGTTGTCTGTGCTGGTGCGCTTTTTCGTGAAGATGGCCGTGGACAGTGTACCAGATACTTGCATGTTCTTGATAGATGTCCAACCTGTGGGGACAGTCAGTACCTGTGACTGGTTGGCCGTAACGACCATGACCATCCAGTCGCCCTCTAGGATTGTTCCTCCAGTGGGGCCGATGGTTACGTCCTGCGATCCGCCAGTATTGACTACTGTGGTGTATCCTATACGTTCAACAGCCATTATGCAGTCCTATAGATAACTGTACCCGCTGGGGTATTCGGTGGAATTGGGTCATTAGGTCCAAGTATGAGAGTCATTGCAGGTCCCGCTGGTCCCGTTGCGCCTATAGGCCCTGCCGGTCCCGCTGGTCCTTCCGGTCCCTGTATAATCGGGGTTCCTGCGGACACAGCGACTGGGACGATGTCCGTAACGTCCACTTCGCCGCCAGCAGTGACGTTGAACGGATAAGGTCCGAACGAACGAGTCCCACCACCGGGAACGGTCATGGTGAGCAGGATAGTGTAGTTGAAGTCTGGTGGATTGATTCCGACTGACGGTGCAAGGAGCATGACATACTTTACGCCGTTACGCGAGATATCCCCATCGGAATCCAGTGTGATGGGGATGGGAGCATTGAAGTAGGTTGACTTCTGCCCTGTATTTGTATTTTTTGCACGCTCAAGATTCGCCCAGATCAGGCCGGTTCCAGTCACAGGGGTGAAGTCAGGAAGGTCATCAGGGTCGGCGGTGTCGTCAGCTACAAATGCCTTAAAATTTCCATAGACTTTGCAGTAATTCAGATTAGGTGGGTTACTCATGTATGCCCCGTATTAGGTTGTTCGGTAGATTACTGTACCGGCAGGAGTGTTAGGCGGAATAGGATCATTAGGTCCAAGCACAAGAGTCATTGCCGGTCCTGCTGGACCTGTCGGCCCTGCTGGTCCTATGGCCCCGGTCGCGCCTGTTGCACCTGTAGGTCCTGCTGGACCCATAGGCCCTGCTGGACCTTCCGGTCCCGTAGCTCCTGCTGGCCCTGTAGCCCCCGTTGCGCCTATAGGCCCTGCCGGTCCTGTAGCGCCGTCTACTCCGTCTTGCCCGTCAGCCCCTGCCGGTCCACCGGGTCCTTGTGGCCCTACGGGTCCTTGTGGCCCTTCCGGACCTACCGGTCCTGCGGGTCCGACGAGGCCTACCGTACCTCCGTCACCGACCTGCTGGATGATTGGCTCCAAGGCCTGTCGCAGAGCCGCTGATGTTTCACTCTCAGAAATCAGAAGTTCGGCAACTTTTTTGTCGCTCCATGGTAGTTCTATCGGCATTATGCCCCCAAAATAGAAGTGTCTTACTCTATGATACCATGACAGTGAAGGGGGTCACACAAACTAGTATATTGTCAAGTACCCCAGTGTGGAATCGAACCACAAACCTGATCTTCGGAGGAACATGCTCTATCCTTTGAGCTACAGGGGTATGGCTAAGTCCCTGTCCTAAAGAACAGGGACTCAGCACTATGTTCGACGCCTCTTCGATCCCGGCTTCTTACCGGACTTGAAGTAGCGCTTCATTGGAATTGTTGGTTCGAAGAGTAGCTTCATTCCTAGCTGTTCTTCTGCTTCTGCTAGGGTGAGGTTGCCCTTCTGGGAGTTACACTTCTGGCACGCTGTGATGGAGTTCATCCATGAGTCCTGACCACCCTTTGACTTCGGGTGGATGTGGTCCCATGTCATGGTACCCTTCTTAGTGCCACAGTAACCACAGGTGTGGTTGTCTCGGCGTAGAACACCCTTTGGGGAGAAGTACTCTTCCCGGTCCATGAACGGTACGTAGATGTACCTGAGTAGTTCAATGACCTTAGGGAGCTTCAGTACAACGCCAGTCGCAGAGCGCACTAACCGAGACGCATCAGCCTCTACAATCCTTGCATCTCCACGGCTGACAAGTACGATAGCACGGTCCAACCAAGTGTGGCCTACTGGCTCACCACCCAAGTTGTGCACCTGCACACGGACAGATGCGTATGTTGCTGTCTTCACTTGTCTACCTTTCTGCTAATATGTGCTTCCACTCGGACTCGAACCGAGACTGTAGAGGATTTTAAGTTCTCCGCCTCTTGCCATTGGGCCATGGAAGCAGTGTGATACTAGTATACCATTGGTTTGACTAGTGTGTCAACCTAGAAGAGCTTCGATGGATTGGATGTGTTTGCGGGTAAGTCCATGGTGCTTATCCGGGTGGAGCGAGACGACCTTGTAGTCAAGCCGCATACGCCATTCGTCCATTCCGGAAGCGTACCGGATATTGTCATCCGCCCAGATTGCAGCTTCGACTCCGGTATTCTGGAAGTGGTTCTCGATTTCTTCCATCTTCCACCACGGATAGATGTCCGCCATACGGCTCGCAGAGGCCTCTAGGACGGTCCAGTTCTCCCCATGCAGGCCGATAGCTGGCGCAAGAAATTCTGGGGCGTCTGTGAGCCAGTCAGTGGTCCATACGATCTCCACGTCAGGGAGTTCTGCAAGGGCATTGAGGCGGTCAACAAGTTCAACGGAGTAGAGCATGTCATATGCTCCAACTTTGACAGTACGCCAATCGCCCTTCCATCCGGTGTTTTTCTTGGGAGCGCCGGAAGAAAAGGGCGAAAGGGTGCCATCTACATCAAGGTATAGTGTTCTCATGTTATTAGGTTATCATGTTTGCTTCCAAAAAGCAAACTGTGGAGACCGAAACCAGAATCGAACTGGTATCTTTTGGGTTGCAACCAAACGACTTGCCATTCATCCATACGGTCATATGGGTACTGCGTGCTGAGTAGAGGAATCGAACCTCTATCCTATCCATACCAAGGATATGTACTTGCCGTTGTACTAACCCAGCTAAAGTACCTAGAGTGTCGCTACGTTACAAGAACTGGTGACGTTATCGCTAGGTACTAGTGCCATCATCGGGATTCGAACCCGAGTATCTTCTTTAGGAGAGAAGCGTCGTATCCGCTGGACCATGACGGCTTGTTGGAGGTACTGGCTCCGAAGAACCAGTACCTCCATTATACACGAGATTTACTCGCCTGTCCACCACTTCTTGAACTTGTCGAGAGTGGAAGGCTTTTCCTCTTC